AATCAACAGTTAAGAGTTAATGGGGGAAAGGGGATAAAAATAGAAGAAGCGGGAATCAGTATTGACAATGTGCCCAACGGAGGTCTGAACTCTTCGGATGTTGGGGTGCGGGTGGATCCGATGTTAGCTCCACGAAAGCGCGCAATCGGTGTCAATGATCGTTTTTTGATTGCGGATAGTAGTCAGAATAATACACTAAAAAGTGCTACGATTAAATCTTTATCTACCTATATTCAAAATACACTTAAGTTGACGCGCCCTCATGGTGCTTCCTCTCAAATTCAATTTAACGACAGGGGGCTCTTTGGGTCTACTGCTAATTTGCGTTTTGAAATCGATACGTTGTCAACTATTAACGTGGCGTTGCATGGAGAATTGAGAGTAGGAAAGAACACCCTTAAGGGGGATAAAGCAATTTTAGCTCTCCCTACCGATCCGATAGCTGCCGACAAGCTACCTCCGGGCTCTCTATCATTTTATTTAGATGCTGAGACTCAGAGGCTTATGGTCAAGATTAAAGACGCTGAAGGGGTTACTAAAAATTTAGGAATCGACTTGCTCACAAGTGCCGAGATTATAGAGGAAGACAAGATGCAAGGGTATTTGTTAGATGATGATACTATTGATGATGAACTAGAGATTTCAGAAGATGAAGCAGGCATTTCTACCTTCGCGGAAGAAGAAGTTGATGATTCGAATAGTAGCTCAAACGAGAATAGTGGAATATTAGGTTATTTCAAAAATGCTTTTACTAAGAAATAGCACTAATTATTTGATGGAAAACTGTTTTTTAGGAGATTTTTGAATGTCAAGTTTACTCAAAGAGGCGATTGTTGATGCCCATGCCCTCAAAGAAGCCGCACTGAAGAATGCAGAATCAGCGATCATCGCAAAATATTCGAGTGAAGTCAAAGAAACCATTGATAAATTGCTAGAACAAGATGAAATGGATCTGGAACTAGGCGGCCCCCTCAGCGGGGAAGAGATGGGCGATCCTGGAATGGGTGAAGATCCCATGGTGGCGATGGATGATGCCGGCACTGTGGAAGAAGTAACCGATCCCGGTGATATTCCGTTGGCAGCCGCCGATGGTTTGTCGAAAGAGGTAGGGATGCATTTAGAAAATGCTCCAACTGAAGGGGAAGAGATTGAATTCAATGTCAACCTGGGCGCGCTTCAAGAAGCTATTGAGGAATTAAAGCAAGAACTCGACGAAGCAGAAGAAATTGAAATTACTGAAGAAGATTTGATAGCTTTGTTGGAGCAACCACAAGATCCTGGTTCCTTCGCCGGCGAAGAAGAAGGTGTTCGCGATATTGAGGATGCTTGGGAAGATTTCAAAGAAGCCCACATGGATAACAGGGAGATTGAAAACGATGAGTTATATGATTTTGTTAACAATCTCACACCAGAACAACATAACTACATTGACCAAGACATAGAAAGAGAAAACATTAGAGTTGTTGATCAATTTTCGGAAAGTGTGACAGAAGAACAAGAGATAGACATTTCCGAAGAACTTATCGACGCAGTTATGGAAAGACTTACAGTAGACATGGGTGCTACTCTCTCCGGATGGGCAGGTCGCTCATCTGAAGATATTAAGTGGGAGCTAACCAAAGCTCTCGCTCATCGCAGAGGCACCGATTTCGAAGAAGATTTAGAAGATTTAAAAAAGGCTCATGATGAGTTGGTTTTTGAAAATAGCCAACTTAAGGAGCGAAATACAAAATATGAGCAAGCCTTGACGCAACTTCAAGAGAATTTACAGGATATTAATCTCTCGAATGCGCGCTTGCTTTATACGAACCGTGTTCTTAGGAATACCTCGTTGAATGAGCGACAAAAAGAAAAGATTGTCGAAGCTATTTCAAACGCCGGTTCAGTTATGGAGGCGAAGACGATACACGATACCCTTCAAAGCACAATGGAGTCTAAGCAAGTTAAGCGCGGACCACAATCATTGAGCGAAGCCATCAATCGCAGACCCTCTGTTCTTCGTGCTACTCGCAAAGAAAGCAACCCTGTAGACCCTTTTAGCGACAGAATGAAGAAACTAGCTGGAATTAAATAAAATTATGGAGGTATTTAAAAATGTCTAGTATTATCGAAAGACTGACTGAAGGCGTTGTCAACCGTGACATGAAAGCCGAAGGTCATGCTCTTCTTACAAAATGGGAACGCACTGGTCTCCTTGAGGGATTGACCAATGATCGTTCTAAGCATTCTATGGCTCGCTTGCTTGAAAATCAAGCTAAAGAGCTTCTTCGTGAAACAAGCGCAATGAGCGCTGGTGATGTCGAAGGTTTTGCATCTGTTGCATTTCCAATCGTTCGTCGTGTTTTCGCTGGGTTGATCGCAAACGATCTCGTTTCCGTTCAACCAATGAGTCTGCCAAGCGGTCTCATCTTTTTCCTTGACTTCTTGTTCTCACCAGATCTTGGTGGGCGCGCGCAAAACCAAACCCGAATGGGCAACGTTTATGACAAGTCTATTTATGGTACTGATCAGGTTGGATCGCAAATTACCGGTGGTGTTAATCTGGTAGGGGCAACCCTTAAAGAAGACCTCTCTGGTCCTCGCACTGTTGGTGCTCGCGGTTATTCCTATTCATCACCAACCGCTTCTGTGGATAACGGAAACTGTCAGTTTTTGGCAGGGTTCTCTCTTACTGGTGCTACTGAAGCACAAAAAAGAGATTACTTGTTGAATGACCCTGATTTGATTACGCTTTCTCAGTCTAATTCTACGGCTGAGGTCGCAGTCTTTAGGATCCCTGGAAACGCCCTAACGGGAGCAAACAATGCCACACCCGCTGATTTTGAAAATCTGGGTGCATTTGTTCTTAATAATTCACCTGGTGCTGGTGCTGAAAATACAGGTGTTGGAACATCTACCAAGCAAATCCGTCGTCTTACTCAGCAAACTGGGTCTGGTGGAACGGAACGCGATGTTCTCTTTGTGTTGATTGGTCCTGACAATGCGGCAACAACCGGATTGCAGCCCACCAATTGTAGTGCAACCCCTGCTTCCATGGAAGCAACATCTGTTACTTTCCCACTGCGTGATAATATGGATGCTGGTGGTGCTATTGGTTCGGTTACCGGTCTTCAAGATTGGGCACTGGAAAATAGCGATAACATCCCAGAGATCGACATTAAGGTCGATAGTGTGGCAGTAACCGCCATTACCAAGAAACTGAAAGCCAAGTGGACACCTGAATTGGGTCAAGACTTGAATGCTTATCATAACTTGGATGCCGAGGTGGAGTTGACCTCGATTCTTTCTGAGCAAGTTGCTCTTGAAATCGATCGTGAAATTATCTCTGATCTTGTCAATGGTGCAAAAGCTGCGACCTATTATTGGAGTCGTGCACCTGGGTTGTTTTTGAACCGAGAAACTGGAACTGAAATTGGAGCGGCAAGTGCTGCACCTGACTTTACCGGTACGGTTTCGGAATGGTATGAAACTCTTGCTGAAACAATCAATGATGTTTCTGCCCAAATTCACCGTAAAACTCTTAGGGGTGGAGCTAACTTTGTGGTCTGTGGCCCTGAAGTTGCGAATATCCTTGAGTTTACCGCTGGGTTCCGCGCATCAGTTACCGCTGATGACGAAACGGGCTCTATCGGTGCTGTGAAAGTCGGTAGTCTTTCTAAGAAGTTTGACGTTATCGTCGATCCTTACTTCCTCCGGAACGTTGTTCTCGTTGGTCGTCGGGGTTCTAGCTTCCTCGAAAGCGGATATGTGTATGCACCTTATGTGCCACTGCAAACCACACCAACGATCTTCGGACCTGAAGACTTCGTGCCAAGAAAGGGTGTTATGACCCGTTACGCGAAGAAGATGGTTCGCCCAGATATGTATGGGTTGGTTATCATTCGTGGTCTCCTTGGTGAAGCCGGCGCTACTAGCTAATTTAGCGTAGCCTATTAAATGTAAAGCCCCTGTCTTTGACGGGGGCTTTCTTTTATTTGGAAACTACTTATAGCTGAAAGGAATAAATACCTTTCGTTAATTGACCATATTCTATAGGAGGAATTTATTATGGGAACAAAAAGAGTAGGTTGGGCTAGAATCAAAAGCCTGATTAACGAAAATCAAAATCAATTACATCATCTCAAGCAAGGTTATATGGCGCTGAGTTCTGACACCACGCTTACTGCTGCTGATAGCGGTAAGATTATTTTAATGTCAAACAATGGTGTCGATATCACATTGCCCGTTCCAGAGGCGGGGATGACTTTTACAATCATTCAAGT